AGACCTATGGTCAGAGCAGTCGTGTCGTTTGCTGCAACGGATACGTCATATGCGATGTGGTCACCTAGTGCAACGGCAGATGCCGCAGTAGCAGACGAAGTGACTGCAAGGCGATAGGTCGCAGCAACAGTACCAGTGTTGGCTACCGTAATGGTAGAAATCACCGCGCTAGTAGCGGCTGGTACGGTGTAGAGGTTCGTGTAGGTGTTAGCGGACATCGCTTGCTGATTTAACACCTTGTATGTTGTTGGCATTTATGCTCCCATCAAAAGAAATGCGTTGAATCCTGCTTCGTTCTCTCGCCAGGCAACCCCTGCTGGGGCGGTGGAACTTGCGGTGAGTACGTAGAGGTCTTGTCCAACACCGAGCCTTGTCGGTGAGGCGTTTGCTACGGCAACGATTAGGTCGCCCTTGGTCGTAACTATGTCCTTGGCTATCAAGGCCGAGGTATCGGGTGCGACTATCTGCCAGGTCGAACCGTTATACACCTTCATAACATTCGAATTTGTATTGAAATACAAGGCCCCGACTATCAAGGCATTTCCGTCGTTGTCCAACGACGGGTCTGCTGACTTCTGACCTAGATACCTGTCGTCGAAATCGTCGAAACTGGTAGCGGCAGAGGCGGCTGATGCCGCAGCAGCAGATGCACTCGCTGCCGCGTTCGCAGAGGCGGTAGCCGCATTAGCAGAAGCGGTTGCGGCGTTCGCTGCAGAGGTCGCTGCGTTGGTGGCAGAGGTCGCTGCGTTGGCAGACGATGTGGCTGCATTCGATGCAGACGTTGCGGCATTCGCAGAAGCAGTCGCAGCATTGGCTGATGCCGTCGCTGCGTTAACTGATGCAGTTGCCGCATTGGTCGCTGAGTTCGCAGCAGCAGTCTGTGAGGACAATGCGTTGGCAGAGGCCGTAGCGGCGTTAGCCGATGCGGTCTGTGCCAGGGCGAGTTGCGAACTCATCGCGGTCTCTGCCCATGTCTTTGTCACGGCATCTTGTGCAGCCAAAGGGTCACCAAGGTTGGTGATTCGATATAAGCCTGCAGCCAAGTTAGTGCCGAGGACACCTGAGTTGATAGTCGGTGATGCGACCACGATGTTGTTGTAGGTGGCTGAACCACTCACCGTGCCAGTAACGGTTGGCGATGCAACCGTTGGCGAGGTCAAAGTCTTGTTGGTTAAAGTCTGAGTAGTGCCAGTACCGACCACGCTGTTGCCCGCACCAATACCGTGAACGCTGGCAGATGCGCCTTCGTGAAGTCTCGAATCCGTGAAGTCAATGGCAGCGACACCATGCTCGACAGTTGCACCGATTGCGTGTGATTTGGCACTCGTGCCGTCCACGCCTCGGGTTATCGTGTAGTTGGCTCCTACCAATGCGGTGGCGGTTACGATTTCCTCGTTAGCCGTGTCCTTTTCTAGGATAATCAAGAACGGGAACTGTGAGGGGAAACCCGAGTTACTGGCGACCTGTATCTGCGTGGCGGCAGCATCAATGGAAAGACTGAGTGTCGTCTTTACTGCGATTGACGAGTAATACCTTGATTGTGTCACTTAATCACCTTAAGTAGTTAATTGTCTGTAAGTAATTCTTTTCCTGCTTGGAACGTTCTTCGGTAAGCCTTACCTGAAATAACTGGAACAAGTAACGCGATACGCTTGTGGATTCGCCAGCACCAACTTGTGCATCAACTATCTCGCCAGAGGGTGAACTCATAGTCACCTTGCCTGGGTCAATGGTCGAAACCAAACGCCACATTGCACCGAGGCGTACGACATCTTGTGCGGATTCGGGTAGACCAGTAGAAGTATAGGTAGAAGAGGCAGAGGCCATCTGTATCGGGTAACGCACGTACTGAACGCGAACGTCACGCCCAGACTGAACGGCCTCGTGCATGACCAATGCGGTTCTAGTGGACTCGGTGTCCTCGTCGTAGTAGTTGCGGTCAATGCGCCAACGTTTCAACAAAGGCCAGACTTTCGTGACATCTGGTGCATTCCAAGAAACCCCAGTCACATCTACAACGTCGGTGGGTAGCACGTATGCGTACTGGACACCTGTAAAGTTGAACGAGTAATTTGCAAGCACCATAAGGTTGATGCCTTTGATGGTCTCGTTTATTGCACGTTGCACTTGCGTACGAGGGAATACTGGGTTGTTCCTTACCAACGTGTTAACAGCATGGGTGGTAGCGGTAGTACCGCGCCAACCCCGTCCGCCTGGAATGACGACTATCTGGGAACTTGTCGGTATGGTTCTTTTGACGTAAACAAGTTCGTCACCGATTTCGACGGTTCCTTTGGATACGGCTTTTACGTCGTCAAGGTCAATCGTAGTAGCAGAGGCCGTGACTGGTTGCGTGATTGCGGTGACCGATTCTTGGTTCTTGACGTAAGAAGCAATCTCAGCAAGAACCTGGTCGGTCATAATTGCAAGTGTTGTCATGTAACTCCGTAAGGTTTGCCGTATTTGTTGGACATGCGAACGGCTTTGTCTATTGCTTTCATGGAAGTACCGTCGGGCTGGATACCTTGCCTGCGTGCCTCTTGATACGCACTCAGTTCCTTGTTGTCCCTTTTGACCTGCACGTGTGTCTCTGTGTTAGGTATGTAGAGGTTCTTGGCTCTTAGGTAAGCCCCATAGGTAGGAAAGTCATTGACTGATAAAGTCGCCATATCCTGCGTTCGTTAGTTCGGTTGCTAGTGCTTGTGAGATTTCGTGCTTAAAGCCCCCACGCAGTACGTGAGTGCAAGTCTTTAGGAAGTCCTCGTCTGGTGCGACAAGGGTTCGCCACGTACCACCAGACTTAACTACCGTCTTGCCTATTGGATACCCGACGAACCACAGTTCCTCGGGTAGTCCAATCTTGTATTCGTAGGTAGGCCCTTCGAATGTAGGCATCAGGTGCTTACTCGGTTAGACCTTCCGATATACCTTCGTGTCATGCCTGGCATCGGTGGACGACGGCGCATGCCTTTCTTGGCAGCATCGCTATACATCTTGTTAAAGTCCATGTTGTAAAGGGTTTCGCTTTTTGGCATCTTCGCCATTGCTGAACCAAAACCCTTAGACATAGGACTTAGTTTTTTTTTAGGTTTAATCTTTTTCTTGAAACTGGGCACGCCTGGCTTGATTTTCTTTCTTGCTTGTGCTGCGGCTTTCATGCCAGCCTTGGTGTATGGAAACTTTTTGCCATCAACGTTTGGCATCTAAATCCTTTCTGGTAGAGAGAGAAGGTGGGGCCCCCGAAGGAGCCCCACCAGAAACAACCGTCTTAGACGGTTGTGATTGAGGACTTGCAGGTAACGACGTACCGCGCTTCTTTGCGGTAAATGTTCCAGCCCAAAAGACCCTTCCAACCGACAGGGCGGAATCGCATTAATTTGTCGGTGACTGGGCCTACGACAGTCCTTGGCTCGTTGGTTACTGCCTCGAGTAACGCCTGCTTGCCTAGGAAAATCGCGAAGTGCTTGTGGAGTGCGGTGGACGAACCAGTAATTGATACGCGGGCTGATTCAATGAACTTCACACCTTCGTAGATACCGATTTCACCTGTCCACAGGTTGCCGACACCAGCCTCGGTGTAGGTGTGTGGGTTCTGCCACACGCTTGCACCGTTTGCAGCCGCTTCGCTACGTAGGTCGAAGGAAACGTCTGGGTGGATTAGGCCGACGTAGAAGCCACCGTCCCTTGGCTCTGCACTTGCGCCACGCAGTCTGGCAACGGCCTTACGGACGTTACTTGCTGCGAGTACCGATGCAGATGCACCAGAGATGTCCTCACCGTTTAGGGTGGATTCGTCTGCTGCTGCCGAGCCCGAGAATCGTCCAGTTGCAAGGCTACGAAGTTTCTCGTAAACCAACTTGTCCAACGAATCGCGCATGTTAAACGAAATCATGTCTGCAACTGCTGGGTCAACGGACGAAAGTGACTCAAGGGCCAACTTTTCGGTGGTTAGTACGGCGTTGCCGAACTCGTTGAGGGTTACCTCAACTCTATCTGTGTTGCTTATCGCAACCGCATCTGGGTCAACTGCCTCTGAAAGAGTAGCAGAGACCGCAGTTAGGTCACGGTACAATTGAAAGACAACCTTGTTGCCTGGGTTCGTAACGTCCACAGGTCGCTTGTCGGCGAACTTGCGGAACATTGGCTCCGAGCGAAGGTTGAATTCAATGTATTTGTCATACGCATTCTGAATGAGGTTAGTCATCACAGAGGTACTGGTGAATGCGTTAGGCATTTATACCTTCCTTCGTGTTGTTTAGGTCAGCCACGAAGAAGTTGCGTTAACTCCTCTGGGCTAGTCGCAGCCGCTATACGCGCTGCAAGGTCTTGCCCTACTTCGGGGTCTACTGCGCCATCTTCGACAGCCGACATGCGTTCTGCTGCGGAAATCAACTCTGGGTCATGTTCCCCAGAGCCTTCTTCTTCGACGGCTTCGAGGCCGAATACCTCAGCGTTCTCTTC